ACTTAAGTCTAGACGCAAGGAAAGCGAAGGCATGGAAAAGTCGAAGGGCCGCAGGAAGTATGCAGCCGTAGGGACAATGGACAAGGCAAAGAAGACTTCGGCCAAGACGGTTAAGAGGGCCAACGGTGGAATGGCAGCTCGTATAAACAAACAAGCACAGCTCACTACCTGCGAAGGGATGCTTAAAAATGAAACCGGTGAAGAACTGGCTGAAAGAACAGAAGCGCGTCGGAAAATGGAGAGAGGTGGTGGCAGAATTGCGGCTGTCGGTACGATGGACAAAGGTAAGAAGACCCTGAAGAGAAAGACAGGGGGCCGTGTGCATTCTCCTACCGCCATCAGGCTGAACATGGGCGCTCCAAAGGTTAAGACTATTACCGCTCGCGGTATGGGCGCAGCACTTAGAGGTGGTCAGTTCAGGGAAAACACTTAGTGGCAATAGACCGTCCGTTAGGCGTATATCCTCTGGAAGAACCGGAGGAAGAAGAACTTCAGATTGAGATAGTGAACCCTGAAGCGGTGACTATTACCGATGAAGATGGTTCCGTTCTTGTGGATTTTGATCCCAATGCTGACGAGGTAAGCACCGAACACGGTGATAACCTTGCTGATTTCATGGATCACAACGAGCTGATGAAGCTCGGCAGTGAGCTGGTTAACCTCTATAACGCGGATAAGGAAAGCCGTCATGACTGGGAAGAGTCTTATATTCAGGGGCTAGACCTGCTGGGAATGCGGTTTGAAGATAGAACCACCCCGTGGAACGGAGCATGTGGGGTTTTTCACCCGATGCTGGCCGAAGCGGTGGTCAGGTTCCAGTCGCAGACCATCATGGAGATATTCCCTGCCAGCGGCCCAGCCAAGACCACGATCCTTGGTGAGATTACCGACAAGAAGGCCAAGCAGGCAGAGCGGGTACAGGATTACCTCAATTACCTGATGACGGTAGAGATGACCGAATACCGTGGCGAAACGGAAAAGCTGCTTTTCTCTTTACCGATTGCAGGCTCAGCCTTCAGGAAAGTGTATTACGACCCGAGCTTGGGGCGGCCCTGTTCTATGTTTGTACCGGCCGAGGACTTTGTAGTGAGTTACGGGGCGGCAGACCTCGAAACATGTGAACGTGCCACCCATGTAATGAAGAAAACCCCTAACGAGGTATTGAAATTACAGCAAATGGGGTTCTATGCAGACATTGAGTTGCCTGTACCAGCCCCTGATACTACTGAAATAGCTGCCAAGTACAGCAAGCTCACTGGTGACAGTCCTAGTTACGAGGTAGATCAACGGCACACACTGCTTGAGATCATGGTTAATGTGGATTTGCCCGGCTTTGAGGACTTGGATAACGGGGAACCCACCAAAATCGGGCTGCCTTATGTCATTACAGTGGACAAAAGCTCCAATCAGGTGCTTGCTATCCGTCGTAACTGGCATGAAGATGATGAATTAAAGCTAAAGCGTCAACATTTCGTCCATTACCAGTACTTACCGGGCCTTGGCTTCTATGGATTCGGGCTGGTACACATGATTGGGGGCTTGACCAAGTCGGCAACCTCCCTGTTGCGTCAATTAGTTGACGCGGGAACGCTTGCCAACCTCCCCGGCGGGCTAAAAGCCCGTGGATTACGGATTAAAGGCGACGATTCGCCGATTATGCCCGGAGAATTCCGCGATGTGGACGTTCCCGGCGGTGTAATCCGCGACAATATCACCTTTTTGCCCTATAAAGAGCCATCTGCCGTACTTCACCAGATGTTGCAGGAAATTGTACAGGATGGCAGGCGTTTTGCCTCCGCAGCCGACGTAAAAGCGTCTGATATCAACGGTGAAGCGCCGGTGGGGACAACATTGGCGCTGCTTGAGCGCGAAATGAAGGTATTGAGCGCCGTTCAGGCCCGTGTTCATGCGGCGATGAAGAGAGAACTTAAAATTCTTTCCGGTATCGTCAAGGATTACGGCCCTAACGAATATCCCTATGGAAGTGAAGAGAATGCCGTCACTACCGAGGACTTTGATGACCGAGTAGACATAATTCCGGTGAGTGACCCCAATTCCGGTACTATGGCGCAGCGAATTATGCAATATCAGGCCGCGTTGCAGTTATCTGCACAGGCTCCGCAGATGTATGACCTGCCTCTGTTGCACCGCCAGATGCTGGAAGTGCTTGGAATCAGGGATGCAGAGAAGATCGTGCCGAGTACCGACGACATGAAGCCAACCGATCCGATTTCGGAGAATATGGACTTGATGATTGGCGACCCAGTAAAAGCCTTCATATACCAAGACCATGAAGCCCATATAGAGGCGCATGTCGCGGCTATGAACGATCCGAAGTTAGCTGAATTGCTTAATCTGGCCCCAGATGCCCAGATGAAACAGGCTGCTCTTACCGCCCATATAGCAGAACATGTGGCCTTCCAGTACCGAAGAGATATCGAGAAAGAGCTGGGAGTAGCGTTACCGCCGGTTGATTCTAGTCTGCCGGAGGACATTGAATACCGTCTGTCACAGCTTGTCGGCCCTGCCGCTGCCCAGTTAACAGGAAAAACGATTCAGGAGGCTGAGGCCGCAGAGATGGTAGCCCAGCAGGAAGACCCGGTCATGCAACTACAGAAGGCCGAGCTTGAGCTGGAAGCGAAGAAGGCCGCTGACAGGGTGCAGGTTGATATGGCCAAGATCAAGGCTGATCTTAAAAAGGCCGCTGACAAGGATGACCTTGAGCGTGACAAGTTAGCCGTTGACGAGAAGATTGAGGGTGCGAAGCTGGGAGTTAAGATTGCCGAGACTAATACCCGCGAAGAGCTTGAAGCCAACAAAATAGTATCCAAGGATAAACTCGAAGGCGCTAAACTTGGGGTGCAGATCGCCAAGGAAATAATGATTGATGATCGCACCAGAGAGATAAGCGAAAGAGACAGGTATGACTGAGGTCTTCAGCAATCCTGCTCTTCAGGCGCTGCGTGAGCGAATACGGGTTATGATGAACGACACCGCCGACCATCTCAGCGCGGGGGGTTGTAAAAACTTTGATGAATATTCCAAATGTTGTGGCATTATTGAAGGGCTTGCTATGGCAGAAAGAGAACTTCTCGATTTGAATAAGAAAATCGAAGAAGGCTGATTCTCCGCATGACGCGGTGCAAGCGACTCTGGACGTTTTTTTCCAGTGCAAGGACAAACTAATGGCAGAAGCATTAGCATCAGCGGTGGAGGTTGAAATCAATTCCACTGAAACACCCCGGAAAGCACACCTGCTTCCTGACCCGAAAGGGTACAAGATTCTGATTGCGATGCCCGAACCGGATGAAAAGACGGAGGGGGGCATTATCAAATCCCAACAAGCCTTGGAGATTGAAGAAGTAGGCTCTGTGGTAGGGTTGGTTGTAAAACTTGGCCCTGATGCCTATAAGGACACCAAGCGTTTTAACGGGCCTTACTGCAAGGAAGGAGACTTTATTTTAATGAGGGCTTATTCCGGCACTCGGTTCTTAGTTCATGGGAAGGAATTCAGGATAATTAACGATGACAGCGTTGAAGCTGTTGTTGAAGACCCGCGAGGTATTGTAAAGATATGAGCGAAGCTGAAGAGGTAAAACAGAGCCAAACGTCCCCCGAAGAGCAGTTCTTTGGTGTGACGGCGCAAGTGATAAATCAGGAAGAAGCCCTAACTGAGGAGGTGGAGGTTGTTGATGACACCCCCGTCGAGGAGCAGAAACCTGCTAGAGCCGCTGAAGCGGAGATTGATACGTCACAGTTTATTGATGATATTACGCAGGACGAACTTGAAACCTATGGGATGAAAGTTCAGAAGCGGATTAACAAGCTACGTGCTGTTAATCATGAAGACAGACGGAAACGCGGCGAGGCTGAACGCAAGACTGAAGAGGCCGTGCGAGTTACCAAGCAGCTTCATAGTGAAAATCTGAAGCTTAAAACCACCTTGCAGCGAGGTGAGAATGCCCTGATATCGTCGGTCAAGAAGAAGACCGAGCTTCAGCTTGCTGAGGCGGAGCAGAGGTACAAGACGGCTCACGAGGAAGGGGATACTGAGAAGATGGTTCAGGCCCAGAAAGGTCTTAACAATGCTCAGGCAGAACACCGTGAGATTGTTTCACGGGAAACACAGACCAAGAGGCGCACTCAGGCTAAAAGGAAGTTGCCACCGTTGCCCCCGAAACGTCCACCCGCTCCCGCGCCTCTCGATCCGCGTCAGCAGCAGTGGATGCAGCAGAATCCGTGGTTTAAGTTAACGGCTCAACAGGGACAGAGGGTTGATCCTAATCAAAAGGTGATGACTGCGGCCGCTCTAGCGATTCATGATAATTTAATGGAAAGAGGAACAACGCCTTCTGTGGACGCTGATGCGTATTATCAGGAGGTAGACAAACAGATGCGGGGTTTATTCCCGACATATTTTTCAGAGTGGGAGCAGGCGGATGTAAGCCAGACTGCTTCACCTCGCGGAACTACCAACGTAGTCGCACCCTCCACTAGGAACAACGGGGCGCGGGGACGCAAAGTAAGGCTTACCAAATCCCAAGCTGACATCGCGAGACAGATTGGTGTATCCAACAAAGACTATGCTGATGCATACCTTAAACTACAGGAGTAAGGCTAATGTCTGAAGAAGAATCGCGCTCATCTCGTTCCGAAGAGGAACGTCCTAGCGAAGAAAGACCTGATGATGCGTGGAGGCCAGCCTCCTCGTTGCCTACGCCCAAGCCCCAAAAGGGATGGGCTTTCCGCTGGGTTCGTACCAGCGTATTAGGTCGTCCAGATAACACTAATGTCTCGCAGAAAATGAGAGAAGGATGGGTTCCTATTAGAGGAGAAGACCATCCTGAATTGGAGGTGATGTCTGATGTTGGAACCCGGTTTAAGGGAAATGTCGAGGTTGGTGGCTTGTTGTTGTGTAAGATTCCTGAAGCGGAATTGAAAAAACGAGTCGAGTATTATGCCAAGATAGCCAATGATCAGATGGAAGCCGTCGATAATACTTTTATGCGAGAAGAGAACCCTGTGATGCCGTTAATTAAAGATCGGTCTAGCAGGACTACCTTTGGCAAAAGATAACCCTGTTTCGTAAGGGGTTGTCTTTTAATTGATGACATGAGGAGATTGGTATGTCAGCAACAGCGACCCCTATGGGGGCGGAACCAGTCGGCGGTTTAAGCGCTTGTGGTTCTTTCTCCGGTAAGGTTCGCCATATATCGATAATTAGCGCTTATGGGGCTAATGTTTTTTATGGCGACTTTGTAAAATTGGTTAGCACCGGGACTCTTGAAAAAGATACTGGTACAACGACCATGACCCCGGTTGGTATATTCATGGGTTGTTTTTATACAGACCCTACTACCAGCCAGCCCACATTTAACCAAATGTGGCCCACTGGGACTATAGCGTCTGACGCTATGGCCTATGTGCTGGATGATCCAGACGCTGTATTCAGAATGCAGGCGAATGGTTCTTTGGCACAGACTACCTTGGGTAATAACATTGCAGTAACCCAAACTTCCGGTTCTACCACTATTATGCGTAGCAAGAACTCTGTTACAGCGAGTTCGGCTGCTACGACTAATACACTACCCCTGCGTATTCTGGAGTTTATGAATGGGCCGGATAGTGCGGTAGGTGACGC